GGACACCAGGAAGATTAGAGTAGCCTTTCACAATCTACTTGAGAACAACCTGGATAATATAAGTCTTTGGTTAGCCCAAGTGGCTGCTAAGGATCCACAGAAGGCTGTTGATCTAACACTAAAGTTATCAGAGTTCATAATCCCTAAGTTGGCCCGCCAAGAGATAGTTGGTCAGGATGGTCAAGACCTTAAAGTGTCATTTAATTTTTCAACAGCAGAAGACGATAAGCATGAGCAAGACCAAGAAAGCCCACAGGGCGAAGGTAGCGAAACGGAATCAAAGGATTCAGAATGAGCAAAGACAATATCAAAAGGTTGTCGAACAGATTAGAGAAGCCCGAGAGTTCTCTAAGGCCAACGGAGACGAAGGTGGTCCAGGTTACAGGCTTACGAAAGATCCTGACCCTGTTAGGCCAAATGGTCTGTCTCACTTCCTTCCGTTAACTGGTTCAGAAACCCACGATCCTAATAAGGAGATTTGGATAGCTGGACCTTCCACAGTTAGAGGGGCTAAGGTTAACTTAGGTTAAGGAGGGTTAACATGGAGGTTAAAAGTAACTTTATACCATACCCTAAACAACTCGAGGTGATCAATGGCATCTTAGGATCTGAGGCAACCCACCACACACTTGTATCTAGTAGACAATCTGGAAAGACCTTAATCAGTCTTAACCTACTACTGTACTATGCAATCAACGTTCCTGACTCCTACAATGTGTTAGTTAGTCCTGTGTTCTCTCAGAGTAAGAAATCATTCTTGGATCTAGCTAAAGCCGCCGGTCCTAGTAATGTGTTAGTTGCTACCTCTAATGCTTCAGAGCTTATCATGACCTTCAAGAGTGGTTCGGTAATCCGTATGCTCAGTGCGGAGAGTGGACAGAACCTACGTGGATTCACTGTGAGTGGGCTAATGGTTATAGATGAGGCTGCGTTCATCCCAGAGGATGTTTGGGTTAGCATACTAAGACCAACCACACTTATAAGATGCCGTAAGGTGCTATTCATTAGTACCCCTAATGGCACCAACTGGTTTAAGAAGATCTTCGATTGGGGTCTAGATCCAGACTACCCAGACTGGATGAGCTACAGGATAACCAGCTATGACAATCCCTACCTAGATCTAGAGACCTTAGAGTTGGCACGGAAGACGTTGCCCGAGAAGAGTTACCTACAGGAATACCTAGGAGTGTTCTTAGAAGGTGGTGGTAATGTGTTTGCTGGGTTTGCCCAGTGTGCCTCATTGGAGTCCCTGCAGACTAAGCCTGAACGAGGCAAGAAGTACTTTGCTGGGTTAGACCTAGCGGTCGCAAACGATTACACAGTGCTCACAGTGTTTAATGAGGATGGGGATCTCGTAGACTTCTACCGTAAGAATAAGACATCCTGGGAAGAGATCATTGGTGAGGTGACAGAGAGAATAAACCACTGGAGGTGTTACACGGTTGTCGAGAAGAACTCTATCGGATCTGTGGTGGCCGAGCAGTTAGCTAAAGCCTGTCCGAATCTAATAGAAGCCTTTACAACAACTAACGCAACCAAGAAGGATATCATAGAATCCCTTAAGCTTAGCTTCAGTGACAAGCTTATACGTATCCCTAAGAAGGACGTGCTAAGCGTGATGCATATGGAACTAGGCATCTTCGCCTACAAGATGTTGCCCTCAGGGTTAATTAGTTACTCCGCACCTTCAGGAGCCTCAGATGATATTGTCCTAAGCTTAGCCTTTGCTAACCGGGCGTTAACCCGGGGTAGGACTAAAGGAAGTTACTCAGTGTACAACGCGGCTACAGGTAAGGCAGCCGGGGATAATGGACAGCAGAACATTTATTCTTAAACCCTTCTGCAACTATTGCGCATTACATATTTAACTACAGATGAACAAATTCTTTAAATCGTTATTAAGTCAAGATGATCAAGTTAGCTCTAAAAGGTTTGTAGCCTTGATAGTGCTAATCAATATCATTGCTATGGCTTGGATAGCGATTTATCACGATGATAAACATATAGTGCCCGAATTTATCTTTGATGCTTTAGCTATGATAACAGGCGGAGGCTTAGGACTCACAGTTATCGAAAAGATCTTCGCCAAGTATAATAAAAATAAAGAACTATAATGCCGTTAGCAAATTCAGGACCAATAAAGACCTACAAAGAATTCATAGAGTACTTTGAAACACTATGCGCATCCCACACAGGGATCGAACAGTTTGCTGTAGGCGAACTTTCAGATATAGATGTTCAGACCAACACAAAGACTCCAGTCAAGTATCCCTTGGTCTTCTTAGTGCCTCAGCAATCGTTGATGGATAGGAACGGAAGAATGGTATTAGGCTTTAGTCTAATCGTAGCAGACATTGCTAAGAACCAAGAGGATCTAAAGGTTAACACCCACAACAACACGCTAATGATTATGCAGGATCTGTTTAGTCGTATCGTGTTAACGGACTACGAGACAGTAGAGATCAATCTAGAAACTCCAGTCAATGTGGTTCCTTTCGTGGAGAGATTCAATAACAACTTGGCTGGTTGGACAGCAGAGATCAACGTAGAACTTAAGTCACCTTTCAATCTATGTGAGGCGGCATTCGAATAAGCATGGCAAAAGATATAGACCTTTCTAAAGCAATCAATATGGCAGCCAGACTAATCGCTGCTAATCTAAGGAGACAATCTCCCGTAGCAACTGGTGCGCTCAAAAGATCTATTAGAGTTAGTGGGAGTTATACCGGAGACAGCTTACAGTTCAGATACAATTACTTATACTACGGTAAGTTCGTAGACAAAGGAACAGGACCTTACGCAGTTAGGGGTAAAGGTAAGAGGGGACAATGGAATCCTAACCCCGGTAAAGGGTTAGGAGGGATAAGACCTAGATTCTGGACAAGCCTAGAGGACTCGGTTAAGAAGCAGGTTAAGAAACAAGTAGCCAAAGCTATTGGCCAATACATTAGAACACAATTTAGAAAAAAGTAATATGAGTAGACCAACATTTAAAATAGGCAAAGAGTTATACGAGTTCAAAGAGATCTCGTTAAAGACCTACTACAAGTTACAGGACTTGTTAGCAAATCAGGATAAAGATTCTGAATATAAAATCGTAGAGTGCCTAACTGGTTGTCCAACTGCTACTTTGTTTAAACTAAAGTACAGTGCTTGGATTATGGTTTGGGAAGAAGCCCAGATGCAGATCACAACATTGGTTGGGAACGCGGCCTCTATCAACCCGATCGTAGAATTTCAAGGGATTAAGTATGGGTTACCTAATGTGGACGATATGACGTTAGGAGAATTTGCTGACTTAGATCTTATTGTTGGAGATAAGAATGCAGAGAGAAGACTAGAAGATATAGCAGCGATTGTGTATCGGCCTATTAAATCTCAGAAGGGTAATGTGCTGGTCTTAGAAGACTACGACACTAATGGGTTTAAATACAGGAAAGAACTATTCATAGATCTACCAGTGTCAGCAGTAAAATCCGCTAACTCTTTTTTTTTGCAATACGCAAACAGATCTTTAAAGAGTACCCTGGACTCTTTGCTAGAGATACCAGAAGTGAAGCTGCTTCCGGAAGCAGACCAAGTGACGCTAAGAAGCTTAGCCCAGGTAGATCTTGGTGGGAACTCATCAATCGTTTGGCTGGAGAAGATCCTCTTCGATTTGCAGAGACTACGACTTTACAAGTCCGCGCCGCATTTAACTGGCTTACCTGGAAAAAAGACGAAGCTACTAAAGAAGCTTTGGCCATTCAAAAAGAAAAATCAATTAGAAGGAAATGATAACAGCAATTAATTTTAAACCTCACGTATACTCTGCGGGATATAATCCAGTTGTCTGGAGTTTTCTATCTGATGAGAATGAAAATATAGACTTCTCTTATGTCATTGACATCTATATAAATGCTGCTACTGGATCCACTACGCCAACCTACACACTTAAGCAGCGACCTAATCAGGTCGGAGTTTGCACAGTGGATGTGAGTTCCATAGTACAACCATTCATAGAGTTAACAAACTATTCGGTTGAGGAAGGTTGGAATAAGAACTTTAGAAGTTCCGCCGAGATAGCACCTTCAGTGTTTATAAAGGTGGGCGAAGAGTATATTGGTGGAACTGGATCTACATTAACAACCTTTAATGGGTTGGGTAGTACTGGATCACCAGCTTATTTTATAGGAAGTCTAGA